GACTGGGTAGGTGTGACTGGACTGGGTAGGTGTGACTGGACTGGGTAGGTGTGACTGGACTGGGTAGGTGTGACTGGACTGGGTAGGTGTGACTGGACTAGCCACGTTAGGGTTTATCCTAATATGAAAATGTGTTTTAATTTAAGAAACTGTGTTTGTTGTTTAACTAAGGAGGATGTATGACTGATGCAATTAGAGTTATTGATATGCTGGTGGGACTGGTCTATGACCTATATCCCGATGAAGAATATGAAGAGTTTTATGGTGTAAAAGAAAAGATTGCCATAGCGCAAGAGTTTATCAACACAATAGCGGAGGATGTATGAACATTCAGATAACACGCAACAACCCACAATCTTGGTTTGATTTATTGTGGGAATGTATTGACTTTTACCGCAGTGAGGTAGAGAATAACGATGACTACGAGTTTAATCGTAGCCAGTATGATGAGAAACTCGATGATCTTGCCACTGCAATGGCTTGGATTGCTGAGGACTTAAATGAAATGGCTGGGTATGCCATTGATGATCAACCATAAGGAGGATGTATGACTAACCATTATGTTGTAGAGATTTGCCCACAAGGAGAAATCCATTATTATTGGGAGGATGTGATGGCTGGCAGTTCTAAAGAAGCTGTTACCATTATTAAGAAACGCAAACCTAATTGCGATGTGCAACAAGTTGCGTTAACATTAAATGATTGGAATGAGGAGGTAGTATGATGGACTTAGAACAAGGTAACGGAATGAAACTGGTGTTGGTGATTACTGCCGATGATGGCAACTCACTGGGTGATGCTTTGCAAGCCACCATTGACGATATCAGCATGGGTAAAAAGAAAGCCAACGAAGCAAGCGATGAGTATGCGTATGTATTCCAGCTCTACGATGTGCGGACTGATACGGCCATACAGGAGAATGTATGAACAAGCAATTAAGTATTGAGAAACAAGCTGACCACTATGTCTTAACGGAGCAGTCCAGCAAGGAGTTTTATTCGCAGATTAACAATGAACAAACTCCTTGCGATGGATGCATCCATGCGGATAACTGCGGTCATAATAAGTTAGCGTGTAATGCGTTTGCTTTGTATGTAAACAATGGCTCTGTGAACTGGGAGATTCCACGCAAGCCAACTCGTAGGACTTATGCTCGTATCATGTGGTTTGATGACAAAAGTTTGATTAGGGAAATTAACAAAGAATTAAGGGAGCGTGTATGACAACGAAGTTAGTATGGTTTGGTAGTTTTGAGTTCGGGGACTTCGACAAGTCAGGTGACAAATACCCCTGTGTGCTTATCCATAAAATTGACGAGAAGGTATGGGTGGATGAATCAGAGATCGAGGACTACATGGCGGTAAATCACCATGATAGCTGGATGATCCCCGAAGAATGCAAGGGCTTTGAAATCTTTTACACTAAAACATTTATGAAGGAGCTATCATTATGAACAACGATTTCTTTTTTAGCGAAGTAAAGATTGTGGCTAACCATGCCATGAGATACTCTGATCCTCTTGAAGTTGGAGTTGAACATGGTATAAAATACCTCAAGCAAAAGCGGTTCAGCGATGACTCTTGGAAGTTCACTGAAGATAGGTTTGACAAGTATGCTGAGCGTTATACTGTATTAGCGAAACAAATGGTAAAAGAATTTTTAACTGTAAAGGAATTGAATCTATGAACATCATTGACGAACTTGGACTTATCAATCAAACCATCGCCCAGTTAGAAGCCGATGCGCGGAGAATTAAAGCAGAGCTGATAGCGCGTGGGGTGGGTAAGTATGATGGCACTCTATTCTTTGCTGAGGTTCAGCATTACGACAGAGCCACTATCAGCCCTCGCCTAGTGCGTGAGGTGCTGGACTCGGACTTGATTCCATCGGTAACTGAAATCAAACCGATTGATGCTGTTGTGGTAAAATCTCTAGGTGAGTAACTACAAATTCATCTTGATTGACGAGTTCGGTGGGGCAGTGCGAAAGTTTGCTAACAAACTGGAAGCACAACCCTACCTGACCGAAGGGACAACGCTCTTGCGATTGCCACCTCAACCAAGTGCATATGAGCTTGCTACTATAACCCTAGAGAAAGCCTTATTTTGAGCAAAAATGATTTTTTAACGGACTATTTACAATCCCTGTATGGTATCCCCGTGCTATCTTCTGCCGATGAATACAAGCTGGCTGAGCGCATAGCACAAGGGGATGACTATGCTTTAGAGCAACTGGTCAAGCATAATCTCAGATTCGTGGTTTATACAGTGCGTAAGATGACCGCATGGAATCACAGTCGTGTGCCACAAGAGGACTTAATTGGACTGGGCAACGAGGCTTTATTAAAATCCGCTATGCAGTGGAAGCCTACCAACGGGGCTAAGTTTGCCACCTACGCTAAACGCTTTATTATGCGTGGTGTAGAGCGTGGACTGGACAACACCGAAAACCTAGTGCGTATACCCATCAAAGTGAGGGAAGAGATACGCAAGATGACCTACACAGAGCGAGCATTGACTCAGACTTTGGGGCGACCTCCAACTGTCCATGAGGTATCAATTATCCTTAACAAATCTGTTAAGCGCATCAATCAATTAAAATTTTACTTACTCCAAGAGCCTAGCTCATTGGACGCTTTAAATCTTGACAAACTGGAAGAAGAAAATGACGCTGACTAAAGAGCAACAAATAGCTTATGACCGCTTTATACGGGCTAGGAATAAAGTAAGGCTGGGGACTTATGGACGGGGTGGGTTGCATCCCATAATCCCGCATAGCGAGGTGACTTGCACAGTGGACATCGCTGGGTTTAGTCATCCGTTTTTTGAACAAAATGATGAGTGGATAGAATACCTTGAAGCATCAAAGGCATGGTGGGCAATAGAGCCTGAATTCCGTAAAGACGAGCGTATGAGCATGATTCGAGGGGACTATGGGACTGAGGACTCTTGGAAAGAAAAGAAATCAACACGAAAGGAAATAGCATGAAAGGCAAAGCAATACCAGTAGATCAATACAACAGTGATGGAGACATGATTGGTATTGAATTTAATAGCCCTTCAGGGGAGTTTATTATTGAGGCAGCTTGGGATGAAAGAGACGAGCAAAACAGTGAAAACAGGGTGGCTTTTAGGAAGTGGGCTTATCATATGCTCAAACAGATGGGCTACGAGGTGGCCATATGAAACAATGCACCGGAAACTACAATCAGGGCAGAAATGTGTGTGACTGCACTGGACTGGAAGGGGACTACGGCATTTATGACCGCCAGTCTTTCTTACAGCGTGACTTGGAAGAAGAAAAGTGGAACAAAATTGGCAACTGGCTACTTTTAGCCACAGTTTTGTATTTTGGATACCATTTGACACACTTCTTCCTAAATTGACACACTTCCAAAATCAAAGTGTGTCACGAAAAAGTCAATGAAATCAAGGACTTGCGAAGGATTGACACACTTGACACACTTTTTTGCTATATTTACCTCTCCTATGTTATTATTATTTTTTTTAAAAAAATTAAAAAAATACAAAAGAAGTGTGTCAAGTGTGTCAATCGGCTCTAAGTCCTTGATTTATATAGGGGGTGTGTAAAAGAAGTGTGTCAATTCACTGGCAATTTTGACACACTTGACAGACATTGGTTAGTGACCACTAACATAGTTTGCGTATTAGTAGGAACAGATAATGGAGAATAATATGATTAAACCATCAGCATTAGAAGTAAAGTTTGATGAGATACCGATGGACTTAAAGATGATTCCTCGGTTTCTTTTATGGAAATATACCCTGATTGACAATCAGAAGTGGGCTAAAACCCCAATGCAACTCAATGGTCGTATGGGTAGCTCGACCAACCCAGGGACATGGGTAGACTTCTTGACAGCACAGAAAGCATACGAAAATGGCGATTTTGATGGCATTGGTTTTGTATTTACTGGGGATGATGACCTTGTTGGGATTGATATTGATGATTGTCGCAATCCTGATACAGGAGTCCTAACAGACTTCGCACAGAACATCGTGGACAGCACACAGGGGTATTGTGAAGTTAGCCCCTCTGGGACTGGTGTAAAGATATTTACCCGTGCTGAGAAGTTTGCCGCGCATGCTGACCACGAGATTGGCTTTGAGGCATACTCAAACGGCAGATACTTCACCATGACAGGACACAAACTCGGTGGTGACTTGCCTGACACCCCACAGGACTTATCAGGAATCATGCCCGTTCGCCCGCTAAGAACCCGTGATGCGTTTGAGAACTACACACCCCCTGTGGACGGATGGGACGTTCACCGTGTTGAGAATGAGTTGCTTTCTCATTTAGATGCGGACTGTGGTTATGCGGACTGGACTGCTGTTGGTATGGCATTGCATCACCAGTTTCAAGGCGATGTGGAAGCACTGGAAGCGTGGGATCGTTGGAGCGCACAGTCATTAAAATACGCATCAACTGGCATCAATTCGTGCATCAACAAGTGGAACACGTTTAGGGGTCATGGGACTACACTTCGCTCATTGATCTTCAAGGTGAACCAAAAAAAGCTCAAGGAGGCACTCGATCGGGGCGAGATCGTGTTAGACGCCTCCAATCCACTTGACCACGCCCGTAAGTTCTTAGCTTCGTTATACGAGGTTGAGGGAGGATTTCGTCTTGTTCACTATGCTCAAGAGTTCTTTATTTACAATGGGACTCACTACACCAGCATCGAGGAACAGACCATCCGTTCACAACTTTATAAGATGCTAGACAAGTGTCAGAAGCAAGATAAGAAAGGAAATCTGCTACCATTTACAGCCAACCCAGCGGTCATCAATGCTGCCTTGGATGCAATTAAGTCGATTGTCCACCTTGCTAATGATCCGAATGCCAAGCCACCAGTGTGGTTAGATGGGTTTGAAGCAAACCACCCACCAGCAGAAAAGTTGATCAGTATGCGAAATGGACTGTTCAATATGGATACGTGCACGTTGTATCCGCACTCACTGGGATTCTTTACTTACAACTCGCTACCATTCGAGTATGACCCGAAGGCAACTTGTCCGGACTGGTTGAAATTCTTGGACGATGCGTGGAAAGACGATGAGGAATCAAAGAACTTGTTGCAAGAGTATTTTGGATACATTCTGTCAGGCGACACTCGTCAACAGAAGTTTTTGAATGTTATTGGGCCTCGCCGTAGTGGTAAAGGCACGATTAACCGAGTTCTGACTGACTTACTTGGACAACATAATGTGGTAAGTCCACAGATGGAGGAGTTGTGCGATACCTTTGGACTACAACCATGGCTTGGTAAACAGCTTGCGTCCTTTACGGATGCGAGGGTGACAACTAAAAGCTCAGCTGGCGTTGTCTCTCAGTTGTTACGTATTGTTGGTGCGGATACTGTGACTGTAAACCGCAAGAACAAGGAAGCATGGTCGGGGTATTTACCAACACGAATTATTGTGTATTCCAACGAGATGCTACAACTGGCGGAGAACTCTAACGCATTGATTGGACGTATGTTGGTGTTGATTATGAAGAATAGCTTTTGGGGTAAAGAAGATCACAACCTAGCAGAGCGTTTGTCTAAAGAGCTAGCTGGTATTTTTAACTGGGCGATTGAAGGACATAAGAAGCGCACAGCAAGATCAGGCGAACGTTTTGTGCAACCTAAATCTAGTGAATCTTCTTTGGAAATGATGACAGAGCTATCTAACCCGTTGCTGTCGTTTGTTGAGGAAGCGCTGGATTTCACACCCGAAGGCGAGGTTGATAAAGACGATTTGTTTGCTTGTTATAAGCACTGGGCGATTAAGAAAAACTTACACCCTGGCACAGAGATGTCTTTCAAACGTAGGTTTGCGGCCTCTACACAGGAACATCATGTGGAGTCGTATCGCAAGCGTAGTGAAGGAGCTGTACAGTATTTGTATCGTGGTGTAAAATTGAAACCAAAAGCACAGCAGTACGCTGATTCTGTGTCTAACTTTGAAAGAGAGATATTTTGATGACTGAACAAGAACTAAAGGAAATGTATGCAGCGTTTGCGCTCATGGGTTTGGTAGCCCGTGGTGCAAGCCCAGCAGAAGTGCGTGACATGATGTGGACATATGCAGAGTTTGCTATGTTGGGCAAACTGAATGAAGAAGCGTTTTAACTTTCCACGCATCATCAAGCGCAGCTTGTTTGGCGTTATCTTCGGTGACGCTGGCAAGCGGCGCCTTGTTCAAGACTACTATAATAAGCCAAAACGTATTAAAGCGCGCTTTAAGATGCAAAAGATTAGACGTGCGCACCAAGGCTGGCGTAACAAGGTGCATGGTAGTATATGGGCGTTAAAGGTTCGTAAAACATTCGGCAGACGTAAACCAACACCACAATTTAGGAGATAGCATGAACATCCGTTTTTACAAGGCACCATGGTTTAAAGGAGAGCCATTACAATGGAACTCTGTACGTTTTAATGGCGGCGATGTATACTATGTCTATAGACTTGGGCCAATACTTTTACAGGTGAGAAAATGAACGCAAATGAACTAGCTGATGCAATGGAAATTCGTGCGTCAATTCGTAGGCAAGCAACAAGCCGTAAGAGCGTACAAGAAGGTGCTAACGACAGACTTGCTGACCAATTAGACCAAGCCGCCACCATGCTACGCCAGCAACAAGCTGAAATAGAAGCATTAAAAATGGATATACATTCATTGACTTATGGTGAAAGACTTGCCGAGTACTTAAGAAAGGCACAAGAGAAATGAACGCAAATGAATTAGCTGATGAACTAGATAGCATTTCTTATGATTGCACTATTGAAGAGTGGCGAGCATCGCCTGTAGGTAGTGCCGCCGCAATGCTACGCCAGCAACAAGCTGAAATAGAAGCATTAAAACACTGGCAAGATACATGGCGCCCGTTTCTTAAACAACACTTTGGGATAGAAAAATGAACGCAAATGAACTAGCTGTTGAGTTGGAACATTACCTCAAAGGTGAAGAGTATGACCGCCTTGTTTGGGAAATACCTGACTTGCTACGCCAGCAACAAGCTGAATTGAAAGAGTTGAAGTTGGCTAGGTTGGCTGATTTAGATGTTATCTTAAAACAGCGAGCTGAAATAGAGTTATTGTTTAAAGAAATACCTGAATTTGAAAAAGTCTTTAGCAATGAACCAGTAGCGTATGGAAAGTATTTAGAAGAACATGATTATTGGGTAACGGCAAGCGGTATTATTCCAGACCCAAAAGAAGGTTATGTTCCACTCTACACCCATCCAGCAAAGACACTAACAGATGAGGAAATAATTAGTTCAGCAGAAGAAGCTGGATTTAATTGGTCAGAAGATAAAGGAATCTTTGTAAGACATTCAAATGGTAGTTGGATTGGTCTTGATTCAAAGATGGTGGATTTTGCTAGAGCAATACTAAGAAAGGCACAAGAGAAATGAACTTATACGACAGAGTTCGGGATAGAGCAACTTTTTTATACGACAACATCAATGATTTGGACAATGAAAGACTTTTGACTTACATAAGCGAAGAATTGGAAAATGTTTTAGAAGAGTTACTAAGAAAGGCACAAGAGAAATGATATATCTACTAATTGGATTGCATATTACATTTTTTGTTGTGGCGGGATTTTTGGCTGGATTGTTGTATTCAATGGCAATACTAATAAAGGCACAAAAAAAATGACTACATTTTGGAGCAGAGTAACGATAACAATTCTAAGTATTATTGTAATTTTTCAATCTTTTATGATGATTATTGCAAGTAAACATTGCTAAGAAAGGCACAAGAGAAATGAACGCAAATGAACTAGCTGATTTGCTTAAAGAAAACTCAGCGTTAATTATTGAATTAAATAACACAACACGCCAGCAACAAGCTGAAATAGAGGCGTTGAAAAAGCAAGTAAAAGCGCAGGACAATTCTATCGCTGCAGCAGATATGATGATTGCCCAGTTTGAGGATAAGTTTGGTGACTATGAAAAAGCAATCAATGGAAGCTACAACAAAGTCAGCCCGCATGAATTTATTGCCGCAGTGACAGGCAAAGAGCATATTGTAGGGACACCGATGATGTATACAGAATGGCCAATGAGGGACGATGAATGACCACCTTCACCACACAAGACCGGCAAGATGCGCAACGCACCCCGTTGACTAATCAACAAATTAGAGAAATTATGGAACAGTGCACATTCACAGATTACACGCTGGATAATGAAGAGCCGTTTGAGCAGTTTAATTACCTTGAGTTCGCCCGCGCCATCGAACGCGCCCACGGAATAGGAGAATAGGTTATGACACACAATGAAGCAATGGAAAGAATTACTAAACTAGCACAAGAATCTATTGATGAACTTATGGCAATGAACACCGCATCAGCAACTGCCGAAGCTATTGCTATAGCAATTTGCCAACTTAAAAACAAAGAGGGTAAACTGTTAAGAGTACAGCTATCTGATTCACCAACAGAGCACATTGAACTTTGTTTCCAAATTGCAAAAATGTTGAGAAAAGAATGAGCTTCACCATCTACCAAGCAGACGGGCTCAAAGTCATCCAGTGGTTCCCAACCACCGACGAGCTTATTGCCAGCATGCTGGCCAACCCTAACGACAGGTACCATCGAAATGATTGACATAGGAATAGCACTGTTAATAGGCTTCATGGCCGGCCTGTTTATAAAACCAAAAGACAAAGACCTAGAAGAGCAAAAAGCAATCTATGACAAGAAGGTTATTCAGTACGAGATTGATATTGCTTATTACAAACAACTGTGCAAATGGCACGTAGAACAAAGGAACCAAAATGGCAACAAAGATTAAAGTAGTTGAACCAGCAATCAAGACCAAGAGCGGCAAGATTATCAAGGACACTGCTGCATACTCCCACAAAGAGATCGAGCTAAAGGCTGGCGTAAAGAAAGACAAGCGTGGCTTCCTGTTATCCAACGGCAAGTTTGCTGACCGCAAAGAAGCCGCTAAGGTAGCCAAAGAAACCGGTGAGGTAAAGGATCCAGGCAAGAAGCTACACAGCCATGAACTACGCAAGGCCCTCGGCCTTAAGAAAGCAAAGGAACCAAAATGACAAAACACGATGGCGGCAAGGGAGACAAACAAATCCCACCACAAAATTTAGAGCAGTTTAATAAAAACTGGGATACTATTTTTAAAAACGGCGTACCAACATTGGAAGAATTGGAAAAACAACGTGACGAAGAACTCCGAGCAACAATCCCTTTTGGCCGATAAGCCCTACTACGTAGCGGATACTGGACACTTTGGTATTACGATCAAGGTGTGCTTTTCTGATGCTGCTTTTCAGCAGGCATTGAAAGACTCCAAGATCACTGCCAAACATAACTCCTTGGATCTTGGGTTAGCTGAGTCGCATTACATCCAACAAGAAGGCACACAGTTTGCCATGATGGCTATCGTGTTTAACTACGAAGACATGGCAAAACTAGATGCGTTAGAGCGCATGGGTATTATCTACCATGAGGTATCCCACACAACAACTCACGTCTTTGAGTACATTGGCGAAGATGAATCTAAAATTGGTGATGAGTCACGCTCCTACTTAGGCGAACACATTTTTAAACAAGTATTTTCAATTTATGCAACGGAGGATGAAAAACGTGCAAATTCTAGAAAGCGCAATAGAACAGCATCTAACGAAACTAGTGAAAAAGTCCTCGGGGCTCTCCTTCAAATGGCTGAGCTCAATAACGGGAGTGCCGGACCGGATAGTGTTTCTGAACCAAAAAGTGTACCTCGTAGAACTAAAAACAGCAACGGGGGTACTAAGTCCAAGACAAGTGCTCGTGTTCGACGAGCTGGGTGAGCAGGGGTTTCCTGTTCATGTTCTTAGATCAAAAGAAGACGTTGAGGAATTTGTTAATGCGGCGCTTAAATCCTGACACCGGACAGCCTTTTAAAAAAGGTGATTATCGTGATGACGGTTTTCGGTTTTGGGGTTACGGCAATCTTAAAAACAAAAAAGACAAATACTTTGTTGAATTTTGGCGTTGTCCTTTTAAATATGAAAAAGAAAACCAGCGTATCAGAAATTGGCAAGCTGATAATCGTGGTAACATGAACGCAATTGCAGCAAAGGTAAGAGCCAAACGTAATCAAAGAAAACCCAAATGGATTAAAAATGTTTTTGTTGAGGAAATTAAAATATGGTACAAACGTGCAAAAATTTTGCAACAATTTACAGGACAGTTGTGGGAAGTTGACCACATCATTCCACTTAATGGTAAAAATGTATCAGGTTTGCATGTGCCTTGGAACTTACAACTCCTAACCAAAAAACAAAACCGTGACAAGAGTAACAAACATGAATGATAAAGATGCTCAAAAGAAACCAGCTACACCCGTATCAAAAAGAACTAATCAAGAAAGCTACGACCATTCCAAACCTTGGGCTCTTTCTACCCCCAGGCCTTGGCAAGACTACAACCACACTTACAATCATAGCCGAACAGTTCGATGGCAAGACATTGATCATAGCCCCCAAACGAGTAGCAGAGACAGTCTGGGATACAGAAGTCAAGAAGTGGGAGCATTTGAGCCAGTTAAAAGTTGTCAAAATCATGGGCACACCAGCCCAGCGAGAAGCCGCACTGAAAACCAAAGCCGATGTTTATTTGATAAATCTTGAAAACGTAGTTTGGCTTACAGACGCCGCAGATATGTTAGTGTTCACTAACTTAGTAATTGATGAGAGCAGCCGGTTTAAGGATCCTAGCACCAAGCGTTTTAAGGCACTCAAAAAGCATTTAAAGGGCTTTAAGCGCCGCGTTATCCTCACTGGCACACCTACCCCTCAGGGCATGTCTGATCTCTGGTCCCAGGTGGGTATATTGGACTTAGGGCAACGTTTAGAGACTAGCCTTACCAAGTTTAGGGATAAGTACATGGTGCCAGATCAGATGAACCGCCACACCCGCGTCGTGTATAGTTGGAAACTAAAGCCGGGCGCCGATAAGCAGATCCAAGGCAAAATTGAGGACATTTGCTTCTCACTCAAGGCAGAAGAATATTTGCAATTACCAGAGTGCACCAAGCTGTACCACCCTATTCAGATAGACAAAAACGTAAGGAGTAAATATGACGAACTTAGAAAAGACATGGTCGTTGACATCAAGAAAGAAAAAATCACAGCTCCAACAGCAGCGGCACTGGCGAACAAGATGCTCCAATTTACATCGGGAGCGGTCTATACTGAAGAAGGAGATGTCCAAGAAGTACACCGCGCTAAACTGGAATACCTTGAGTCGATCATGGAAGAATCTTCCAGCCCCACACTTGTCTTCTATCATTTCAAGCATTCGCTCCAGCGAATACGTCTTCAGTTCCCAGAAGCGGTGGTGCTGGACGATGACAACATTGAAGCGTGGCGTGGTGGCAAGATTCGTATGCTGCTTGCCCACCCGCAATCCGGAGGTATCGGGCTCAATCTACAGTGCAACGTTGGAGACACAGCACAGACGGTCTGGTTCGATCTACCATGGAGCTCAGAGAACTACATCCAGGCGAATGCTCGGATCTACCGCCAAGGGCAAGAAAAACCGGTTATCATTCATCACCTGACCGTGTCTGACAGTATTGACGAGCGCGTTATAAAAGTATTGGAAGGCAAAATAAATTTGCAAGAAGCACTTTTAAATGACCTAAATTGCGTATTAGTATGACTATGAAAAAAACAAGTATAATCAAGGCTGCAACCCCACGTTTATCCGATGAAGAGTTAGATCCAATTGAGCAAGATGATATGGATGGTATTCCCGTGGATGTAATTGACCCATTTCTTCCATGGCGCCCTGAAGATATTTTAGATATACGACGTTTGGTTTATGAACGTATGCCCGAAAAACAACGTGAAATTATTCATGGTTTTTTAGAAGGGCTTACATATAAAGATTTAAAAGTAACAGAAAAGTATTGGCGGTATCATTTTGAAAAAGGTGTTGAATTTATTAAAAAGGAACTTGGTTTATGAGCACATTTATTGTTGAGCATGAGTACAAAGGCTATCCGATATTTGAAACCATCTCTGGTGTAGAAGACATTGATACCTCTTTGTTTGATAAGATATTGACTATGTGGGTTTGCGACAGCCCTGAAGAGATTGCCGCTGTTGAAAATGAATTAAGGAAAAAGCATGCACGATCCAGTCAACCAGCCTAAACATTACACCGAGCATCCAAGCGGAATAGAATGTATTCAAATCACTGAGCACATGGGATTTAACCTTGGCAATGCGCTTAAATATATTTGGCGCTGTGATTTAAAACGAGACGCAGTTGAAGACCTACGCAAGGCGCGTTGGTATATTGACCGCGAAATTACAAAACGAACAAAAATAGAGGAGTGTGGAAAATGATTGTAGAAATTGATGATGATTTTGCGGACCAGATTGTGGTAAATGTGCTGGCAGATTCTTATGTTAGCATGAAGCAAATGCTAAAAAGTGGTGCCGTCAATCACGAAGATGATGTGGCGGCGTATCAAGAAATGATGCCGGCCCTTGAAATCGTAGGTAAATGGTTTAGCGCAGACTTTGCAACAGAACTTAAAAAAGCTAAGAAGAGGATGAAATGAATAACCAAATAGACTTAGAATCAGCCATCATGGTGGCGTGGCAAACCAGCGAAGACATTGATCTGCTGTACAAGCACCATGGTGACGCGCCCAGACCAATGACAGAAGATGAAGTGGCCACAGCACTACTTGGTATCAAGGCACTTCACGACATGCGAATGGAAAAGCTAATGGATACGTACTACCGCAAAATGGAATTAGATCAATATTGCACAGACCCAGTTAAGTTAGCAGCAAGAGAGGCAATGTTCCCAATTAAAAAGAAAGGTAAAAAATGACAGAACAAGTACAACAATCAGACCCGTTGGAAAACGAGATCCTTGAATTTAAATTCACAGTAAAACAAACCAATGCAATCCTGCACATCCTTGGGCAGGCACCATACGTTGCATCAGCCGGATTGATTGCGCTAATCCAGCAGCAAGGTGAGCCCCAGTTCAAGGCATTACTGGAAACAAAAGATGAGTGATGAAAATTTCATCCGCCAGTTCTTAAAGCACCGCAAGTTTGGCAACAACATTGCAAACGCGGTGGATGAGAGAACTAAGCGAAACAGCGAAGAAAAAGAGATGGAAGACCGGCTCAAGGCAGAGGCAATGACCAAGCTGATTGTCAATGAGATGATGCCAACCTTCAGAAAGATGATGGAAGAAGAGCAAAAGAAAAAGGAAAAGCCGGTCCGCAAGATCATTATTCCGGACTAGGGCGGAAGGCTTCAAAAAAGCGTATTAGTAAATATAGGACACGTCGTGAGACGCTCCTTAACCCCACTCTGGCCGTAAAGAAGGCCAAAGGCTGCCAGCGCGCCTTCATAGAACACTGGCATTCTCACAACACCCAAGACAGTGAGGATTTTGTACCAAAATGCGGGCATTTACACACACCACAACACACAGGAGATTTACCATGGTTTCACCATTTGAATTACGCTTTTCTATTTTTAACACAGCTAAAGACTTGATGATCAAGCAGCACGAAGCCAACATGGCGGCGTGGGAAGTGTTAAACAAAACAACTAAAGAGGCTGCAGAATTGGCTCCTCAGTTCCCAACAACTGAAGAGATCATTGATAAGGCTATTGAAATCAATACCTTTATCAGCGGTCAGACAACAAAAGAACTGGCTAACGTGGCTAAGAAATTAGCTGGCGTTTCAGTAATATTTTAACTTCACAATGAACCAAAAAACTACCTTTCGACATCGTAACTACGCTAAGCAAGACAGCTTAGGCGTGGCCATAGTGTAATGGTAGCACCAGACATTGTGACTGTCTTAGAATGGGTTCAAATCCCATTGGTCACCCCTAAACTGTTTTAAGGAATATATGGCAACTAAACCCGGTTTGTACGCAAACATCCACGCTAAACAAGAGCGCATCAAAGCTGGCTCCAACGAGAAAATGCGCAGACCGGGCGCCAAAGGCGCTCCAACAGCAAAACAATTTAAAGAGTCTGCAAAGACCGCTAAAAAATAATGGCAACTAAGAAAAATGTATCGCTTGCAATTGGCCGCGGTGAAAAGCTGCCTGCGTCTAAGGGCGCTGGGCTTACCGCCAAAGGTCGTGCTGTTTATAACAAAGCTACTGGCAGCAATTTAAAAGCACCACAGCCTGAAGGCGGTGCACGTAAAGATTCATTTTGTGCTCGTATGTCTGGCGTAAAAGGCCCGATGAAGGACGAGAACGGCAAACCAACACGCAAGGCAGCATCACTAAAAAGGTGGAAGTGTGGCAGCTAAAAAACCCCAAACAAAATACAAATTTGAACCCCAAATGTGCGATCGTATGATCGAGCTAGGTAAGCAAGGTGCATCTCAAAAGATGATATGGTCTGATTTAGGTATCACCAAAGCAGCTGCCGAAACAATGAAAAAGAACCATCCAGAGTTTGCTGAAGCTCTTGATATGGCTTTGGTACATAGTCAAGCTCATTGGGAGCGTCTAATGCTTGCTAATGCTGAAAATAAAAACTTCAATACCCGTATGGTAGAAGTAGCAGTTCGTGGTCAATTTCAAGACACCTACAAAGAATCCCGCGATGTGAAATTAGATGCTAAAGTGGAAACCAAGGTGGATTTCAATAAAGAAATTGCAGAATTGATTGCCGCCCTAAAAGCCTAAAAATATATTTTTTTAATTTTTACTAAAAAGCCACCCAAGAGGTGGCTTTTTTGCGTATTAGTAAGTATAATGGAAACCTCAATAACTTGAATTGAAAGAATAACTTGACTGCACATGCCCTCTTATCTGCTTCTGGCTCTAAACGGTGGCTTTCTTGCACCCCTTCAGCTCGTTTAGAAGCAACACTTCCCGAACAAAAGCGCTCTTCCAATGGCATTGATTTTTCTGCCGAGGGAACACTTGCCCATTCTTTGGGTGAAATTCGCCTGCGCCTTCATTTTAACCAAATTGGACACGAAGAATATGAACGTGAATACGAAATTATCAAGACCCACCCAATCTACAAAGACTACACTTTTGACGAACGTGAAGATTTTGAAGCTAACGTTGATAATTATGTACTATACGTTCGTTCTCAAATTGGTGAGGCTGACACGCCATTGTTCGAACAGCGTGTCGACTTTTCTGAATGGGTTCCTGACGGCTTTGGTACAGCCGATGTGGTTATACTTTCTCAGCACTCCATTCGTGTCATCGACCTCAAGTTCGGAAGAGGCGTTCCGGTCTATGCGCAAGATAACCCGCAACTTAGACTCTATGCCCTCGGAGCCTACGCCAAGTTCAAAGAAGAATGGCCAGAGATCAAAGAAGTCAGTTACACGATCCACCAGCCCCGACTTGACAGTATCAGTACCGATGGTACCAGCATCAGTAAACTTGTCGACTGGGCCAATTACTTCGTCAAGCCAAAAGCCAAGAAAGCGTGGAGCGGCTCAGGCGAATTCCTCCCAGGCGAATGGTGCCAATTCTGCCGTGCTAAAGCGACGTGCAGAGCGCGCAGCGATTTCAACACAGAACTCGCCCGTCTCGAGTTCAAAGCCGCGCCCCTCCTCAACGAAGAAGAAGTTGCCGAAGTCCTTATCAAAGCCCAAAACTTAAAATCTTGGGTAAACGATATTGAAGAGTACGCTTTAGATAAAGCCGTTACATGTAACACAGTGCCACCTGGATTTAAACTAACAACCACAGTAACACATCGCAAAATTAGCGACCATGCTTTAGCCGCTACTGTGCTTGTAGAAAAAGGTATGGACGCCCAAGTTATTTGGGAACAACCCAAACTTAAATCTATTGCAGCATTAGAAAAGCTAGGGCCAAAAGGACAAGTAACCGCTTGGTTAGGTGATTTGGTATTACGTCCAGAAGGACAACCAAAATTGGTTCGTGTTAAAGAAACCGCTGAGGATGACTTTAAATGAACTCTTGGTTAATTGGATTTATTGGTGTCGTTTATACGATTGTTGCAATACAATTTTTTATGAAAGGCCAAGTAGGCATGGGAATCTCATTCTTAGGGTACGCTCTAGGGAATGTAGGTTTAGTCATGGTAACATTACAATTATAAGAAAGGTACCCATGCAAATAGTTTGTCTAGGAACTGAAATTGAAATTCCTGATATAATGATTGAGAAATACATTAAAGACTTTGATGGATTGCCCGGTAATAACCACGAAGCTGTGGTACAATTACGAGAAGCTATCAATGAAATTATTGAAGCAGTTGCAATAGAGCCAGAAATTTTGCATAAACGAGAGTATTTAAGCGATTTTGTAAAAGCACTGGCGATGCGTCAAGCCTTAGAAACACATGGCATTCTGTACGACGCATAAAGTTATGTTATACTTGCAGTACGGGTAGACGAACTGGCCCCGATTGAAGACCAGTTCTAACGTAAAAAAGGTAACAAATCATGGTACAAAGCACCAAAGTAAAAGTAGTAACAGGCAAAGTTCGTTTTTCTTATGCCAACGTTTTTTCACCAAAAGCTGGTATGAATGGTGGCGAACCAAAGTATTCTATCTCTCTTATTATTCCTAAATCTGATAAAGAAACTATTGCTAAGTTGCAAAAAGCTTTTGAAGATACCAAGACAGCTGCAGCCAGCTTCTTTGGTGGTTCTGTTCCAAAAGGTTTAAAAGGTGGTTTACGTGATGGTGATGAAGAGCGTGATGATCCAGCATACGCAGGTTGCTATTTTATTAACGCAAACTCAGCTCAAAAGCCTGGTGTTGTAGACCAAGACCTCAATCCTATTATGGATATGAATGAGTTCTACAGCGGTTGCTATGGCCGTGCATCAATTACATTCTACCCATACAATGCAGCTGGTTCTAAAGGTATTGCATGCGGTTTGAATAACGTCCAAAAATTAGAGGACGGAGAGAAGTTAGGCGGAGCAACTTCCGCTGCAGCAGATTTTGCAATCTAAGTAGTTATGGGAAAGGCTGACACTATTCAGCTCAAGTACTCGAAGACGAACGACTAAAAAAACTGTCTTTCCCACCCACATTATCGTAGTGCAGGGAGTGTCCGTAGAAACTGCGGCCTCCCTTTTTTGCCCTTTACCAACCATACAACAATAGAGAAAATAAATGGATCAGTATCAAGAATACATTGCCGCCAGCCGCTATGCCCGTTTCGTAGACGAAAAAGCCCGTAGAGAAACATGGGGTGAAACAGTAGACCGCTATGTAAATTATATTTTTAGTCGCACACCAGCGATTAGCGAAGACACAGAATTAAAAACCGAATTACGTAGTGCTATTTATAACCTAGAACTTATGCCGTCCATGCGAGCCATGATGACTGCAGGAAAGAGTGCCGATCGTGACAATACTTGCGTCTATAACTGCAGCTATCTCCCAGTGGATGACCCCAAGAGCTTCGACGAAGCTATGTTTATTTTGCTCTGCGGAACTGGAGTTGGATTTTCAGTCGAGTCCAAATACATTACACAATTGCCCGAGGTGCCAGAAAAACTATTTGAGTCAGACCACACCATTGCAGTACATGATAGCAAAGAAGGATGGGCAAAATCATTACGTTTACTTCTTGCCCACCTCTGGGCCGGAGAAATTCCAAAGTGGGACGTCAGCAATGTTAGACCTGCCGGAGCACGACTCAAAACTTTTGGTGGAAGAGCTTCCGGGCCGGAACCACTGATTGATTTATTTAAGTTTACTGTTAATACTTTTAAACATGCACAAGGCCGTCGCTTAAATTCATTGGAGTGCCACGACTTAATGTGTAAAATTGGTGAGGTGGTTGTGGTGGGTGGCGTACGTCGCTCTGCAATGATCTCGTTGTCTGATCTTGATGATGAAAGGATTCGCCATGCTAAAGCAGGACCTTGGTGGGACACAGCACCGCATCGTGCCCTTGCGAACAATAGTGCGGTGTATAACGAAATACCTACTGTCGGAAAATTCATGGAAGAGTGGTTGTCACTTTACAACTCCCATTCCGGTGAACGAGGCATATTTAATCGGGAGGCTGCTAAAAAGGTTGTTGAAAAATACGGGAATAGAGATAGTGGTTTTGAGTTCGGATGTAATCCGTGCTCAGAGATCATTCTGCGACCATACCAATTTTGTAATTTATCTGAATGTGTAGTGAGACATGATGACAACAAAGAAACCTTATTGCGAAAAGTGCGGCTTGCCGCCATCCTTGGTACAATCCAAGCCACCTTCACAAAGTTCCCCTACCTGCGCAAAGTGTGGCAACGTAATACTGAAGAGGAGCGCTTACTTGGCGTTTCCCTTACAGGCATCTACGACAACCCTTTGCTCACCACCGAAGGGGAAGAGTTAAATGAACTCCTCGCAGAGCTCCGCTTGGCAGCAAGAGAGGCAAATGAGCAGTTTGCTGCAATCCTTGGAATCCCTAAATCAGCTGCAATTACATGTGTTAAACCAAGTGGCACAGTATCACAGCTTGTTGACTCAGCTTCGGGAATCCACCCACGACACGCTAAATACTACATCCGCAGAGTACGCGGAGATAAAAAGGATCCTCTCAGCCAATTCTTGGTTAGTCAAGGAGTTCCAGCGGAGGACTGTGTCTACAAGCCAACTCAGACAACTGTGTTTAGCTTCCCAATCAAAGCCCCAGACGGAATCACCAGAGACGAAGTAAGCTCAATTAATCATTTGGGGTTGTGGTTAACATATCAAAGACATTTTTGTGAACATAAACCATCGGTAACAGTTTCTGTAAATGAAAATGATTGGCCTGCGGTGGGTGCTTGGGTTTGGGAGCATTTTAATGAAATGAGTGGTGTATCTTTTTTACCAATGGATAATGGTACATATAAGCAAGCACCTTATACAACCTGTACAGAACAGGAGTATGAAGAGCTTAAAGCTAAAATGCCTGTACTTGACTGGAGTATTTTTAAGGAAGAAACAGACAATGTGGAAGGTGCTCAAACTCTTGCGTGTAGTTCCGGCCACTGCGAAATATAATGATAACTCCGGAAAAACAAGAGTACATGCGTAAGTACCGCGCCGTCAATAAAGAAAAATTGGCGGCGCAGGACAAAAAGAAAACTCAAGAGCGAAGAGTTAAAAACAAACTTAAAGCAATTGAGTATCTTGGGGGTAAGTGCGCACACTGTGGTATTGTTTCTGAGCATCGGGGCATTTATGATTTTCATCATATAGATTCAGCGGGTAAAAAAGCGGATCCCGGATCATTAATGCACTATAGTTAAAAACGTATACAACAGGAACTGGATAAGTGTATTTTGCTGTGTGCTAATTGCCACAGGATTGAACATGGAAAGGAGTAGTCCGTGGGCATGTCCTCCACTCAATCTACTCAATTGGAACCTAGCATGGACGTGGCAAGTCCTTGCGTGGGAAAATGCGAGCTCAACTTCTCTAGCGTTTGCAAAGGTTGCAAGAGAACAAGAGATGAAATTGCGGCTTGGACACGCCTATCAAACAGCGAAAAGCAACAGGTAATAGATAGAATCACATGGTGGTGATATTGGGGAGGCTTGCATAGCTCCCCTTTTTTATGTATAAAAAAGTATGTTAAAGTACTGTTTTGTAGGAAAAAATGTAAAGATGTAAGATTTTGTCAACAAACATGTCGATAAAATTAATTTTCTTCGACATATGTCAACAAATATGTTTATACTGTAAACTATTGTCAACAAAACCGCCAATACGTTGGCTTGCCTAAGGAGCATTTATGATTTATAGCATTGATTTTGAAACACGCAGCCACATCGACCTAGTCGACCAAGGGCTAGACATCTACGCCAACGACGACACAACAGAAGTGTTGTGTATTGCGTTCGGTAACCCTGCAACCGATTCCGTTATTGTTACAAAACCCCGAGTTGACCCCTCAAACGAAGACCTAATGTTTTTGTTGGCGCACGTCAAACGCGGTGGCAAAATCCAAGCATGGAACGCCATGTTCGAGTACGCCATCTGGAACTGCGTCTGTGTGCCTAAGTACGGCTGGCCACCACTAAAGCTGGAGCAGTGCATTGACTCCATGGCTATTGCCGCGGCCAATAACATACCACAATCATTGGATGATGCTGGCGTGTTTATGGATGCAGAACACCAAAAAGACCCCCGTGGCAGATTTTTAATTCAAAAACTTTGTAAACCCAAAAAAGACGGAAAGTTTAATAACGATCCTATGCTTATGGAAGAGTTGTTCCGTTATTGCTCCCAAGACGTACGTACAGAAATGGCTATAGGAAGCGTTTTAAGGCCCCTTACAGCCTCCGAACAGGAGATCTGGTACCTCACCCAGCGCATCAACCTAAGAGGCGTACCAGTCGATCCACAGGAGCTCCATAACGCTGTCTTGGCTGTGGTAAGGGCACAGGATGCCATCGACAATGAATGCGTCGCCTTGACCGGTTGTAAGCCGTCTGAGAGGGCTAAATTGCTTAAGTGGGTACGTGATAGGGGTTTGTTGATTGACGATATGACCGCCGAGACCGTTTCAGCTAAGTTAGTGGATACTAACATAAAGGGCACTGTGCGTCGTGTGTTAGAATTACGCCAAGAAGGAAGCCAAACTAGCGTGGCTAAGTACGCTAAGATGATGGAGATACAACGTGAAGGACGGATTAGGAATACACTGGTATATC